CATAAAGGAGTTTGGATATCCAGAAAAGTTAAAGACCACACATATTCATGATCTTACATTCCAGAAGTTCTGGGCAAATTACACTGGTATAGGAGAATATCAAGCATTACATAATCATGATGCAATCTGGTCATTTGTAGTCTGGTTAAAGATACCATCTGTTGCAGCGGTAGAACAGAAAGTTATGAATACAATGCACCCAGAGGCAGGAGATTTTATTCTAACCTATACTGATATCACAGGTAGAATGAGAAAAGTAAATTGGAAGTTAGAAAAACAATATAATGAAGGTCACATGTTAGTGTTTCCAAGTGACCTGTATCATGCGGTTTACCCCCACTTCTTGACAGACGAAAAAAGATTGTCGGTATCGGGTGACATCGTACTGAACAGTATGGCTTTGAAGGGAATTTATGAACAACATATGCCGTTAGGCCCCTGTAATAGTCAGGAGTTTCTTAAAAAAGGTTCGGGAAAAACACATATATAATATAACACTATGGACAAAATGATTTGACCGTGGTATACTTAATAATGTAATTACAACATGTTATGGCAAAAGGATTTACAGTAAAAGCTAAAGCCCCCAAAACTAAGAAAGTCGAAGATGACTTTAACTTAGAAGAGGCAAAGGCATTAGCCAAAGGTAAAGCAATAGTTTTCTGTCTGCCAGGTAGAGGAGTCTCTTATATTTTCCTAAAGAACTTCGTTCAACTATGCTTTGACCTCGTGCAGAATGGATCGAGTATCCAGATCTCACAAGATTATTCATCAATGGTTAACTTTGCAAGATGCAAGTGCCTTGGTGCTAACGTATTAAGAGGCCCAGATCAAGTTCCTTGGGACGGAAAACTAAAATATGACTGGCAGTTATGGATAGACTCTGATATTGTATTTGATACAGAGAAATTCTATCGTTTAGTATGGATGCAAAAGGATATTGCTGGTGGTTGGTACTGCACAGAGGACGGAAAAACAACATCTGTTGCACATTGGCTAGAAGAAGAGGACTTTGCAAAGAATGGTGGAGTGATGAATCACGAAACTATTGAATCAATCTCTCGTAGACGCAAGCCTTTTACTGTTGACTACACTGGATTTGGTTGGTTACTCATTAAAAAAGGTGTATTCGAGCATAAAGAGATGAAATATCCTTGGTTTGCTCCTAAAATGCAAGTCTTTGAGTCTGGAGATGTACAAGATATGTGTGGAGAAGACGTATCTTTCTGTTTAGACGCTAAAGAAGCGGGTATGGAAATCTGGATTGATCCAAAAATCCGTGTTGGTCACGAAAAAACGAGGATTATTTAAGATGCCAGAAGAAGAAACAAGATACAGGGTCGTAGAATTAGGCACATCAGGCTGGTGTGTCAACGATCCGAAGCAAGATGTAGGTCTTGATAAGGAACAGGCAAGAGTTAGACTCAACTTTTACATGAATGAAGGGATCTCACCCGACAGATTGCGAGCTCAAATTGATAAATAAAAAGAAAAAGGTCAAAAATGGCAGATTCAGATCCAAAATTAGCTCCCCATAACGTAGAAAGTGCTGGTTTTGCTAGTGGAAGTGTTAAAGGACAGTATGATGTGAGTGCTCAAGCACGAAAAAAAGCTGCCGCAAACACAAATGACAAGCAATCTCCATTAGCTGCTGGTTAAAATCAATCAAAAAAACCTCAAAGACCCCTCAAAGGGTCTTTTTTTGTGTCTAAATAGATTTGAATTAGTATATTTGTTATGGCAGACGATAAAAAATACATTAATCCTCGACCAGAAGAGGACGTAGCAGACGATCTTTTGCGTGAAGTTGTTGGTGATGACGCCAATGACAAAAAAAGAAAACAAAATTTGAATGAGTAATGGCTAAAGTTGATCAACGCAACCTCCAAAGTACGCCTTTCAAGGATATAAGTCTTACATTTACCCGACATCCTGTAACGGATGACATCGGTGTGTTTGAAAATGAGGATGCGATCAAACGAGCTGTGACAAATTTGGTAAGAACTAGGATAGGTGAACGTTTTTATAACAACTTATTAGGTAGTGCTGTCGAAGATTCTCTCTTTGAACAGGCAGATCCTGATAATGCTCAAGTTTTAGAGGATGATATACGACTTTTACTTGAAAACTTTGAACCTAGAATCAAACGTGTTGATATTAGAGTGGTATATCCACTCGATACTAATGAATTAACGGTAGTTATTAGCTATGACATCGTTGGATTATCCATTCCCAGACAAAATATAGAATTTATTCTTCAATCAACTAGGATATAATGTCATTTAACCAGTTTACAAACCTAGATTTCGCATCTCTTAGGTCACAAATTAAAGATTACCTTCGTGTAAACAGTGATTTCGCTGATTTCGACTTTGAAGGATCTAACTTTTCGACTCTAATTGACCTTTTAGCGTACAACTCATACATTACTGCTTATAATACTAACATGGCAGTCAATGAATGTTTCCTTGACAGTGCTACATTGCGTGAAAACGTGGTATCACTAGCAAGAAATATTGGTTATGTACCCAGATCAGCACGATCTTCACAAGCTGTGGTGAGTTTTAGCGTAGACTTAGGTACAAATGACACAAAAATCGTAACTTTGAAGGCTGGACAAGTTGCATTAGGTACTCAACAGGGAAGTTCTTACATTTTTTCTATTCCAGACGACTTTGTGGCGACAAGTGGAGCAAATAATATCGCTACTTTTGATAATTTAAAGATTTACGAAGGAATATATCTTGAAAAAACATTTCAGATCGATTATTCTCAACCAAATCAAAGATTTATTCTTCCAAATCCGAATATTGACACAACTTCTATCCGTGTTACGGTTTCATCTACGACAAATGAGATATATTCGCTCTATAATAACATTTTGCAAGTTGATTCGACCTCTAAATTGTTCCTAATTCAAGAAATTGAAGATGAACAGTATGAAATCTTGTTTGGAGACGGAATTATTGGTAAAAAACCTCCTGCTGGAGCGATAGTTACTGTTACTTACATTGTAACTAACGGAAGATTAGGAAATAACGCTAGAAATTTCTCATTTGTTGGTATTTTAAGAGATGATACCGATACAACCATAACTTCTGGAATTTCAGTTTTAACAACTCAACAAAAATCCGAAAATGGCGACGGAATTGAAGATGTATCGAGCATAAAATACCTAGCACCTCGTATCTACAGTTCACAGTATCGTGCCGTGACTGCGAATGACTACACAGGTATAATTCCCTTCGTTTACCCTAACGTTGAATCTGTGACCGCCTACGGAGGAGAAGAATTAGACCCGCCTGAGTATGGTAAGGTGTTCATTTCTATAAAACCAAAGAACGGTTCTTTCTTATCACAAATTACAAAAGACGATATCTCTAGACAACTAAAACAATACAGTATTGCTGGTATCAAACCAGAAATTATTGATTTAAAATATCTTTATGTCGAAGTTGACACTTCTGTTTACTATAACACTAACGCTACAAGTGATGCAGCTGAACTTATCACTGCCGTAACCAAGACTCTAACAACTTATTCCAATTCATCAGACATTAATGCTTTTGGTGGTAGATTTAAGTATAGTAAAGTCGTTGGACTGATTGATGACTCTGCAAGAGGTGTTACATCTAACATTACAAGAGTCAAGATGAGAAGAGATATCATACCTGAGATCAATACTTTCGCAACTTATGAACTTTGTTACGGAAATGCTTTTTATGACCAACCAAATGGATATGGCGTACGATCCACAGGATTCTCAGTCAGTGGTATTGATGGAACTTTATATTTGGGTGACATACCTACCGCTGGGACTACTGTTGGAAAATTAGTATTTTTCAAACTTGTAAATAACCTTCCATTAGTCGTTAAGAATGATGCTGGGACTGTAGATTATGTTCACGGAGAGATTAATTTAGATGTGGTAAATATAACAGGTACTTCGTTAACAAGCGGAGTCATTGAAGTGGAAGCAATACCTGATTCCAATGATGTTATTGCCTTGAAAGACTTATACTTACAATTAAGTGTTCCAGACAGTACAGTAAAGGCATTACCAGACGTTGTATCTTCTGGTGAGAACACATCTGCTACAGCATACGTCACAACTTCTAGTTACGCTAGCGAAACAATCTATACCAGATAAATGACGGATATTAAAAGAGTAAAGATATCTCATTTAATAGAATCGCAGATTCCTGAGTACTTAACTCAAGAATCACCTCTATTCAAAGATTTCTTAATACAATATTACGAATCACAAGAACACCAGTCTGGTATGTCTGACTTGGCCAACAATTTGGCTGAGTATAGAAAGATTGGTGCGTTCAACCAAGAAACTCTTACTGTTTCTACTGAACTTACTAATGCTTGTTTTGCTGGTGACAGGACTTTAACCGTTACATCTACGACTGGTTGGCCTGATACCTATGGTTTGTTGAAGATCGACAATGAAGTTATAACATATACATCTAAAACCGATACTCAGTTTCTTGGCTGCGCCAGAGGATTCAGTGGCATTGATCAAATATCAAAAGAGGACGCTGCTGAGTTTGCAAACTTTGCTGAAACCAATGCTGCGGTTCATGTAGCTGGTTCAACTGTAATAAACCTAAGTAACCTCTTCTTACAGACATTTTTTACAAAGTTCAAGACAGAATTTTTACCTGGCTTTGAAAATAGAACTTTTCAGCCTGGCACATCAGTAACTAATATTCTTACAAGGGCGAAAGACTTCTATATGTCAAAAGGAACTGATGCATCGTATCAGATTCTTTTCAAATTACTATATGGTGAAGAAATTGAGTTAATCAAACCGATTGAAAAAACTCTTACCGCTTCTGCAAACGTATATTTCAAAACTAAACACGTTCTTGTAGAAAACCTATTTGGTGGACAACCATTACAGACAATCGGTAACTTCCTGTATCAAGATGTAGCTGGTATTGGAACTGTAAGTGCTTCAATCTACAATGTAGAGTATAGACCAATCAACCAAGTTGATTTTTATGAGATATCTCTTGACTCTACATCATTTGATGGTAATTTCACTGTGCCTGGTAAAACAAAGGCATTAGAGATTACTCCAGCGGACTCTGAGACACTTGTAGTTGACTCTACAGTCGGATTTGGACAAAGTGGTACTCTATTAGTCAAACCAAGAGAAGGCGCTAACTTCTTGAACCTAAGATACACTGATAAGACCATAAACCAGTTTTTAGGTGTTACTGGTATTTCAACATCTCTGGTTTTTGGTGCAGATATTCTAGAAAACAAACTTGCATATGCTTATGCTGGATTTGGACAAACATCATTACTGCAATTCAGACTTGTAAACGTTATTGATGAAGTAGATACTTCTCAATCAACTAATATGCAAGTTGGTGATAGTTTAAAGTTACTTTCTTTTGGTAGAGACTTATCTGACAACGCTCAATTCAATAATTGGATTTACAACGTACCATCTAGTCATACAATCTCAGATATTAACCAAGTAAACGTCAATACTTTCAGAATTTCAATATTTGACTCTTGTGTTTTTTATGTTGATGAAATATTAAAGATTAAAAACGATCTTGGCGAAGAACAGGATATTAGAGTCAAATTAATCGAGTACGATTCTACAAACGTAGCACAAGTTTATGCAAATACGATTGTTGTACAAGTCAACGGTGCTATTCCAACTAATCCAACAATAATTACTAAGACAGTTACAAAAGCGTCACATAATAACAATTATTTTGCTGGTGTTGATAACTTCCCTGTTGGTATTCAGAATAGTTACCTTGACAA